AGATATGAATGTACACTTAACATCTATTCAAAAGACTTTAGACCAAATTAAATACATAGCCGTAGGTATGGTTGTTTATTTCTCACTGCAAGAACTTGGATTCTTCGCAGCTTTTAAAGTAGCGTCTAAAGTAGTGGCTTAGTGGGATGGTTTGTAACACTAGCTTATGTACTAATTATTGTAAACCTATACTGCTTAGTAAGGGAATTAAATTATTACTTTCTTCTTTATTGATTGTAATGTTAAGTGCTTGTTCCCCTTTAGGTATGGTTACTGGGTTATTTAAGAGTGATGTGCCTTCCGTAGATTTACAAGCAGGCAAGACAAATGAAAAGGTTACTGGTGTTAAGGCTTCTGAGATAGTAGTAGGTAATAAAGAAAATAAAACTGCTGAAAATATAGTAGAAGATTCCAAGATTGGAACAATAACTGCCACAGGTAATGTAATTGTAGATGAGAAAGTACCGATGTGGGTATGGGTACTTATGATTTTAGGATGGTTACTGCCTTCACCTACAGAGATATATACTGGATTAGGCAAACTATTTATTAATATTAAGAGGTATATAAAGGAATGACTTATAGAGAAATTATAAACTCAGTGCTCCGTAGACTACGAGAAGAGACTATTAGTGCAGACTGGTCTGGAGATATTAATGATTCAGTATCATTAACAGAGTATCAGAAATTAATAGGTGAATTAGTAAATGATGCTAAGAAGAATGTAGAATCTTACCACGATTGGAACGCCTTAAGAGAGACCTTTAATGTTAAACTTAAATCTGGTAATATGCAGTACACATTAGGTGATGCTACTAGAGGTGCTGGTGTCACATTTAAAGTATTAGATGTAATCAATCAGGATACTGGTCAGGTACTCCAACAAGTGGGTAATGATTGGCTCAATGAACAAGTATATCCATTAGTTAATGTAGGTAAAGGTGCACCAACTAAGTATGCCTTTAATGGTATCTCTCAAACTAATACTAATAGAGAACCCGACTTCAATATTGATTTCTACCCTGTTCCTGATTCTTCAGTAAATAATAATGTAGTATCAGTAAATATTGTAGGTGCTCAGAAAGAATTAAAAGAAGCAGACCAGATACTCAGAGTTCCATCACAGCCTGTAATCTTAGGTGCGTGGGCTAGAGCTATATCTGAGAGAGGTGAGGATGGTGGTTCATTCTCAAGTGTTGTAGCTGGTGAGGCTAGAGATTCTCTAAACATAGCAGTACAACTAGATGCTGGTAATATGGAATATGAGAGAGACTGGACTGTAGTATAATGGCTAGTGAAGCAAAACAAATAAAAGCCATACCTTTAGATACTATTGGTATTAATGGTTTAGATACTCAAACTAATCCTACCGCATTAGGACCTACTTGGTTTACTAAAGCAGATAACATTCTATTTACTGAAGGTGGTAAGGTAGCATTTCGTAAAGGTTTAAAACAAGGAACACTAGATGCAGGAGCTAAGATAGGTGCACTACACGAACACTACGATGGTACTAATAATGTAATATTTGCTGCTTCAGGTTCTGATATATATGAGGTGGACTTATCAGATAAAGATGATGCTTTCATTAATGATTATGATACTTCTTCTACAGATAATGTATCTGACTGGCAGTTTGAGAATTTCAATGGTGAATTAGTAGCTGCACAGGATGGTGAAGAGATACTTCATTATGAGTCTAGTACCTGGGAGAAGATAAAAGATGCTTCAGGTTATACAGCTCCTACAGGAGTAACTACTTTTGACCCTTCGTGTACTTTAGGTTTCTATGGTAGGCTGTGGGCTGGAGGTATCACTGAAGAGAGAGATGTAGTATTTTATTCTAAACTCTTAACTACTCATAAATGGGGTAGTGGTGATGGTGGTTATATAGACCTTAAGTCTGTATGGGGTTCTGATTCTATAGTAGCTATACACGCCTTTGCAGGTAAATTAGTTATCTTTGGCGAAGAGAATATTGTTATATATAATAGCCCTAGTATAATAGGTGATTTAGTTCTAGAGGAAGTAATTAGAGGTATAGGCTGTGTATCTAGAGATTCTATACAATCAATAGGAGATGACTTATATTTCTTATCTGATACAGGTGTTAGGTCATTAGCGAGAACAGCAGAATTAGATAAGCTCCCATTACTGGAAAAATCTAATGCAGTTAAAGATGAATTAATATCACATATTTCTAATACCACTAATGTTAAGTCTGTTTATTTAATGAGTGAAGGAATATATATTCTATCTTTTGTAGATATTAATGCTACTTATATATTTGATATGAAGTACGTCACTGATAAGCAGAGTCCTCGTATAACTAAGTGGGATTTTAGAGATGAAAGAAATCCAGCTAGTCTTGCGTTCACACAAACGTATGGCTTATTGGTAGGACAGCAATCAGGAAGAGTAGCTACATATGAAGGTTACTATGATGTTGATTATAGTGGTTCTAGTGTATATACTTATACTTCTTATACTGGTAGTTTCTCTACTGTATGGATTGATTTAGGACAAGGGGTACTTTCCTCTATCTTAAAGAGATTAGTTATGGTAATATCAGGAGGACAAGGAACAGATATAGGTTTAAGAATGTATAAAGATTTTGATATTAATCCTAAACTATCTAGCACTTTTAAATTAAATCCTCCTCTAAGTGGTTCACCTGCTTATTGGGGTAAGGCAGCATCTCTATATGGTGCTTCTAAGTTCCAACCGATACACGGTCTAAGAGAGACATCTATCCCTTTATCTAGTACAGCTAAGTATGTTAGGTTTGAGATTGATAGTGTAATTAAAGGTTATAAAGCATCTCTTCAATCATTATCATTATTATATAAACAAGGTAAAATATTATGAGCAATTATACAATCGCAGTAAACTGGGCAGGTAAGGATGCACTGGCAGATTCAGCACCTGGCAAAGTAATTTCAGGTGATGATTTTGATACTGAATTTACAGCAGTAAGAACATCATTAAATTCTAAAGCAGATGTTAATGGTGATGCTGGTGAGAACTTTACTGGTAATCTTATTGCAGCTACTACAGCTACAGTAGGTGGTGAAGAAGTAATTACTATAGATTCTCCCCAAACATTTACTAAGGCTCATCCAACAGCCTCAGAAGCTATCGCTCTAACGTCAGACCAAACAGCTAACTTGCTTAATGCTAATGTATTTGTAGTAACTGTATCAGGTTCTAATCAACTAGATGTATCTAATATGACATCAGGTGTAGAAGCTACCTTCTTAGTTAAGAATACAGGAGCTTATGATATTACATTTAGTAGTGATTTTAGTTTTGTAGGCGGGAGTAATCCTACTATTACATCAGGTAGTGGTAAGGTAGATTTAATTAGATGTGTATCAGACGGGACTAAGATGTACTGTAATATAGCACAAAACTTAACTTAAGAGGAAATAGAATATGTCATTCTTTACTACATCATATAACACAGCAGAGAATTTCTTAAACCCTACACCAGGGCAAACAAACTCTTGGGTGCCTGGAGCTGGTCCTATGTCTTCATCTATGAATATTAATCCAGCACAGATACAGAGTCCATTTTTTACACCTGGTTATTCGCAGGTACAGAATCAACAACAGTGGGGAGCACCAACAGGAGGCGTGTTTAATGAGCCGAGAACTACTGGATTGCCTATGAATAATTATAATCTTCCTTGGTACTTACAGCAACAATATCAACCACAAAATAGATATCTTCCCATTACCCCAAGGGGGGGACAGCAGCCTCCGACACAAAAACCTTTTGTTGATACTGGTAGTGACTATGTAGATGAAGGAAGCCCACCACCTATGACTCAAGAAGATATGAACTTCTGGGGTCTCAATAATATATTTGGTGGAGGAGCTAATCAACTTGACTCTGGTTTAGATGGTCTAAACAATTCACAGAATAATAGTGGTGGTTTATTTGGTGGTTTATTTGGTGGTGATAATGGTTTATTTGGTACAGGGATGCAACTTAGAGATTTAATTCCTGGTGCTGGTATTGCTCATTTAATGAACTCTGCATTTGGTCCTGCACATCCTGAAGCGGTGGTTGACAACCCAGTGGGAATACAACAGAACTCAAACTATAATTGGAATACTGCTTCACCTAATACTTCTTCAGTTATAGCAGATAGACAACCAGATAACCCTGTTTTATTTGCTGGTGATAGGGAGTTTGATAATGGTTTTGGTTTAGTTCCTACAGTTGACCCTTATGTTGGTAATCAGCCTACAACTACTCCTTCTTCGCTAGACCGTTTTGGTAGTGGTGCTACTGATGAGGAAGCTAGTGGTGGCTCTTATATTGCCACTGCAGCAACACAAGCATTAGGCGAAGATGGACTAACTATCTTCGAAGAGTGGAGAGACTATATGTT